GTAGATGATAATAACTTTGATGATTTTCCTCATTTTGAACTTATAAAGGATTTTTAATATGAGCCAAACAACATATCAAGGAACTATATTAGATAATTTAAACCCTGATACTACAGTGAATACTTTAGACAGCTTATTAAAATTATTTGGTAAAGAAACTTTTAATGTAAGTCCAGATGAGGAATACAGGTTTGAGCCTCGTTTTAAAGATAATGAAAGAGATGCTCTTAGACATTATATAGGAACACAGGCTATATCAGATAAGCTTGGACCAGTATTAGCAAGAATGATAACAAATTTGAATGAATACCCTTATGATTCAACTAATGTAAATAAAAAAGTAGATATATTAAATAATGAAAAAGCTCTTAAAGATTATGAATCTGGAAATATGTTGAGTCCAAATTGGTTAAATATGGTAGGGTTTGCAAAAGAAGACAATTCAGCAACTGTTTTAGACAGTTTACTAAAAACTCTTACAATACCTCCTACAGATTCTGAATATTAAATACAAACATATTAATGGCTAATTTAAATCTCAATGGTAATGTTAGCAGAAATGAGGAGACTCTTCATTTAGCTTTTAATGATTTAATCACTTTTGGTAAATTATTTAGCCCACAAGACTTTTTAGCTTCAGCAACACCCGATTTTCATCATGATGTAGGTAAGATGTTAATTGACCCCACAAAACAACAATTAGCTCTAGTTTTACCTAGGGACCATGCAAAATCTACTTTAGCAGCTACAGCAGTATTACACAAATTTTTATTTGCAACAAAAGAAGAGCCTCAGTTTATAGCTTGGATAGGTGAGGCACAAGACCAAGCTACCGATAATATAGGTTGGATTCAAAATCATATATATAGTAATCCAGCTATACATTATTATTTTGGAGATTTAGAGGGTGATAAGTGGACAAAGGCAGAATTTACACTAAAAAATGGTTGTCGAATGATTGGAAAGGGTACTTCACAAAGATTAAGAGGAAAAAAACAAAATTCAACAAGATATACAGGAATAGTACTTGATGACTTTGAATCTGAACTAAACACAAAAACTCCTGATTCTAGAAGACAAATTAAAGAATGGGTAACTGCTGCAGTATACCCAGCGATTGATTTTGATAAAAAAGGTTTTTTGTGGTGTAATGGTACTATTGTACATTATGACAGTTTTTTAAATGGATTAGTTACTAAGCATAGCGAATGTTTAAAAACGGGTGAAGAGTTTGCTTGGGACGTTTATACTAAAAAAGCTATTGAAGATGGAAATCCTATTTGGCCTTCAAGATGGCCTATTAAAAAATTAGATGAAAGAAAACAGTTTTATATAGATTCAGGTACTCCAGCTAAATTCTATCAAGAATACATGAATCAGGCCAAGTCCCCTGAAGACCAAATTTTTAGTGAGGAAGATATAAATAATGCGCAGTATAAAGGATATGCTAGATTTGACCAAGAATACGACTCTTGGTATATTAAACTCGATGATGGAAGAAAAGAGTTCGTTAATATATACATTGGTGTTGACCCTGCCTCAACAATTAGTGTTAGGAACGACTATAGTGTTATTATGGTCATTGGCGTTACTGATAGCTTTGATTACTATGTTATTGAGTATTGGAGGAAGAGAGTTTTACCAATGGACTGTGCTGACAAGATATTTGAAATCACAAAACGATATAAACCGATACGAAGAATAAATATAGAAACTATAGCATATCAAGAAATGCTTAGAGATTATGTTATGAAAAGAAGTAAAAGTGAAGGAATGTTCCTTCCAGGTATCGAAAAAGGTATTAAGAATTATAATCAAAAGAAAAAGGATAGATTATTTGAAGGTTTACAACCAATGTTTAAAGCAGGTGCTGTACATATAAAAAAAGAAATGCATGAATTTATAGGTGAATTGCTTGATTTTCCGAAAGGAAGTCATGATGATACTATAGATGCATTTTGGCTTGCTACTCAATACGCTAAGGGCCAACCCAAGTTAAAGAAAAAGACAAAAAATAAATCTGGTGTGTGGACAAAACCAAAAAAAGCATATAATTGGTTGACTGGAGCTAGAAAGTAATGTTATATTATACACTATGATACAAGAAGATTTAAGGGTAAAAGAGATAAATGAGTTGTTTGACAGGTGGAAAGATGCCAGGAAAGACTGGGATGTAGCCGCTAGAGAAGATATTGACTTTTATCTAGGTAATCATTTTTCAGCAGAAGAGCTTGATGAACTTGATTCACGAAATCAGTCATCTATGCCTATGGATAGGCTATATGCTGCTATTGAGCAGTTTAAGGCTATTGTTACCTCTAAGCAGCCCAAGTTTAGTGCTATCGGAAGAGAAGACTCTGACAGTAGATTAGCAACTGTCTGGAAAACAATATTAGAATACATTTGGGACAAATCAGATGGTAATGAAGTATTTAAACAAGTAGTTCATGATTATGCTGTTACAGGTCTTGGTTATTTTTATGCATATTTAGATAGAGATGCTGACTTTGGTAGAGGTGAAGTTAAATTCACATATGTAGACCCTTTTAGAGTTTATGTTGACCCCAATTCAAGACATAAATATTTTGATGATGCTTCAGGTATTATTGTATCAACCATATTAACTAAACAACAGTTAATAGATTTATATCCACAAATGAGTCAACCAATAAGTGAAGGCTCAGAAAAATTATTAATAGACGAAATAGAAACATTTAGTAAAGAGGAGGATTATCCTAATGCAACTAATAAAACAACTATGGAAAGTTTTACACCAGATAATACAAAAGATAAAGACTATTCTATCGAAAAGTATAGACTTCTTGAACATTACAAAAAGGTAAGGGTTCCATATTATAGGGTGGTAGATTCTAGAAGTGGTGATGAAAGAATCATGACTCAAGAACAATTCGCTACTATGGCAGAAGATAGAGATTTTGCAGCAGCTATAGAAAATCAATTAATAGACTTTGTAGAAGTTACGCAACCAAGAATTAAATTAACATGTACTGTTGGCCAAATAGTTTTATATGAAATGGTGTGTGATACAGATATATATCCTGTTATACCAGCACCAAACATTTGGACTAATACTCCATACCCAATGAGTGATGTTAGAAAAAATAAAGCATTTCAGAGATTTTTAAATAAAACAATATCTCTTATTACCTCACATGCTCAAGCATCAGCAGGTTTAAAATTATTAGTTCCTCAAGGCAGTGTTACTGATATTGAAGAATTAGAAAGAGATTGGGCAAATCCAAACGCAACAATTGAATATGACCCATCTTTTGGTGAACCACATTTTCCTTCACCACAGCCATTATCAGGCAGTATATTAACATTACCTAAAATGATTGAAGGATATATTGATTTAAATATGGGGATTTATGAAATGATGCAGGGAAGTACTGAAGCTGCCCCAAGAACATATTCGGCCACAATGATGATGGAAAATGTTGGACAAAGACGCTCAAAGTCTAAATTAAGAGATATTGAAGGTTCAATGAAAAGATTAGGTCAAGTTGTATATAATATGGCTAGACAACATTACAGATTTAAAAAGACATTTAGAATAGTACAACCTAATAATGATATAAATGAGTTTACAGTAAATTCTCGTTTATATGATGATAAAACTAATGAGTTACAGAAAATTGAAAATGATATAACAGTAGGTCAGTTTGATATACGTATACTTGGCGGCTCTACATTACCTTCTAATAAGTATGGAGAGTTCCAGTTATACATGGAAGCTTATCAAGCTGGTTTGATAGATAGGGTAGAAGCATTGAAGAAATCAGAAATATTTGATAAACAAGGGGTATTGCAAAGAACTGACGAAGTTAGTAAATTACAAGGTATGTTAGGACAAGCACAAGAACAACTTAAAAAGCTAGGTGGTGATTTACAAACTGCTCAAAGAGAAACAGTTTCATCTAGACAAAGAACAGAAGTTGAGAAGTTTAAATCAAGACTTAAAGAACAAGAGCTTGAATATGGCTCTAAAAATAAACTAGCTGCTAATAAGCTAGGTAATGCGGTTAAACTCGAGTCTGAGAAATTACGTTTACGTAGTGAATCTCAAAATAAACAAGAGAAATCGTAGGAAGGAATATAAGAAATGAATAACGCATATGAAGACGGACATCTAGAAGGTGAAACCGCTGATAATGTAGGGCAAGACGATAACGCAAATACGCAAGAGGGTTCTGAAAACTGGGAAGACCAAGCAAAATACTTCCAAAGTGAAAAGGATAAACTCGCAGCGGAAAACTCTAAACTAAAGCAATATGAAAAAATAGGACAATTGTTGGAATCACGTCCAGATATAACCCAGACCATAACAGGTATGGTACAAGGACAAGGTCAACCAGCACAACCCGAACGTATAGCATTAGATAAAGATGAATTTGACCCATGGGAAGCCTATAATGACCCGCAGTCTAAATCGTACAAGTTCAGACAACAAGAATTACAGGACTCTATTAATGGAGCTGTCAACCAGCAAATGCAAGGATTACAGAGAAATCAAGGCGAAATGCAATTGAAGACCGAACTACAACAAAGAGGCTTAGGCCCAGAAGAAGTAGACTCTTTTATGAATTTTGCAGCTCAAAATCCTGCTGAGTATGGTGTTGATGGTGCTATTAAAATGTGGAGAGCTGTTGTTGATTCTGGAGGCAATCAGCAAGTAGAAAGACCACTTGATGGAATACGTCAAACACAGGGAACTCCTGCACAAGGAGGAGTATTACAAGGTCAAGCACCTGAAACTCCTAAAACTGACAAAGATTCTATGTGGGATTCTATTACAAATGCTGGTAGTCGTACGAATGTATTGTAAATAATAATATAAACAAGGAGAAATAAATGGCTACTTATAATAGTGGACAAGTAAAATTTGGTACTCCTGGTGCGGTAATTGATAGTACAATACCATCAAGAAGACTGTATGACTTTAGTGATAGAGTTGCAGATTTAGCCCCAGAAGAGTCACCATTTTTTGTATATTTGTCAAAAGTAGGTAAAGTTCCAACATCGGATAGTCAATTCCGATTTTTGGAAGATAGAACAAAAGTTTCTATAACAGATAGAAGTTTTAAAATTGACGGAGCCCAAACATTAGCAGCTCCAGGTGGAAATACTACAGTTCTTGTAGATGTTGGCGGTGCTACTGTTGATTGGTTAATCAAAGGTATGGTTATTCAGTTTGCTCAAAATGTTAATACTGGTGGTGGCGACGATAACGAAGCTTTATTGCAAGGAACAGGTAGAATTGAATCTGTTACTCATAATTCAGCCGATACATCAATAGTTATTAAGACAATTCAAACTGTTGATGGTTCAACAGTTACACTTGATGACGGTGGTGATTGTGTAGTAATTGGTACATCATA